CTCGCACATACATAAAACGATCAACACGACTCATTAAAAAATCAAAATCCGCAGAATCCCAAAAAGCATTATTCATCACATTTCTCCTTTAAATAAACACAAAAAATTAATTAAACCACTTTAAAACAGTATCTCCTTTAAATCCTTTCTCCCAAACAAACCAACAATATGCGATAGCGTTCGCGTGCATTTTGTCAAACTCTCCGTTTAAAGCACAATGCAACCTACTACTTGATACATACACTGTTTTAGGTGGATATTTCTCAAATAATTTTTTTCTCTTTTGACTTTCAAGAAACTGTAGCTTTAGAAAAAAAGCAATTTTCCTACCTCTAGGAATGATATGAAGTGCATGATAAACAAACTCAGTTGCCCATTTATATGGAGGGTTTGTAATAATATCACCATCCCAATATTTAATTTTATAAAAGTGCTTTCGTCTACCATAACCCCTATCAATCAAATCATAGCTAGTAACTTTAATACCGTAACTCTCTAATACTTTTGAAATATGGCCCTCGCCACAAGCCGGCTCTAGTACATTAGAAAAGCTCTCCAATTCAAGTAATAATTTAACAGCTTTAGGCTCTGTAGCATAATAATCATATTCAGGTCTATTGATATCCGAATGTCCTACTGCACCAATTACCGTAAAAGCTGATGTTTTATTTCCTACCCAGTTCTTACTCATTTAATGCTACTCCTTCATATCAATACTATTCTTCTAAATCTGGCACTATTTCCCAGCCTGTTTTAGGTAAGGCAGGATGTCCTTTAAGCAACTCCTTAAGATGCTTCTTTATCTCTGTTTTATTTTTACCATCCAAACTTATTGTAGCTTTAGTTTTCTCATTTTTTAAAGTTACTATCATACAATACTCCTATAAACCCACCCTTTTGATTTATTTTTAGAATTACGCTCTACTTTTATAAGGTTTTTGTTTTCTAAGAAACGAATAGATTTAGCAAGTGTTGTCTTGTTTATTTTAATATTATCCGCCATATATTGCAAAGTCATAGGTTCATGCTTATTACGTTGACCTTTTATAAACGCAAACACATTGTTTACAGTACATTCAGATACCTTTATCCTTGATTCAAACACAACACCCGCAAAACTATAAGTACGCCCTCCAATACTAAACAAAGTTCTATAGCTATCTCCCGTAATCTTCTGTGGAGGATCATTAAAACCCGCGTACAAATAATCTGTCCTACGAATTGTACGTCTTCTCACAAAACCCCCTTACTATAAGATACACTTTAATTCTTTCATCACGGGCAACTGAAGCCAATATTCTTCAAAGTCGTATAATTCACCATCCGCAATAGCTTGCTCTCGTATAGCTTGCAAAAGCAACACATACGCCATACGAACAGACACATACCTAGATGCATCCTTATTATAATTAGGTTTCTTTTTAAGTCTTTTAAAACATCTATCACAAATAAAATCATTAAATTTAAACTTAGAATCATCAAACTGTAATTCACAAATGATACAAGTACGCATATCATTTCACATATTGACCTTTAATCTTCGATTCTTTAAATCCTTTTTCCTTTAATGTTTTAATCACATTTTCTACTTCTATATCAGCTATTTTAGCCAATAAAAACACATCTATATAGCCCTGTGTTTTATACATAGATGCTATCAATAATCCTAAACCCTCGTAATCTTTCTTAGGCTTAACAAAAGTATCTTCAGCATATTTACGTTGTAAATTACTCAATACTATTTGTGGAGTAAGCCTCTTCAATTTCATAATCTCTTCTTTTTCAGAATCGCTTAATTCTTTAGTATAAACTTTTTTTCTTCTATCAAATTTATGTGATATACTAGCTTGCTCTGTAAAAAATTCAAAAATATCATGGATAGGAACCAACATACTAGCCTGTAAACAATATGCTTCTGCTAAAAAATAATGATCCGGTTTAGTATGTACCCATTTAAAATTTGATTTCTCTGGATTACTTTCATTAACTTCTAATATACGGGTAGATGACATCATGTGTTCATAATAATCTCCATTATCAATAAACTCCGCAGATTCCGGTATAGCATATCGCTTTAAATCTATTTCCTGCTTTACAGCATCTAATATAGCCGTTCGATTCATACGCAATTCTCTCTCCTTCTTATGTTTAACTAAAGATGTTGCATTCTGCTCAAATCTACTGGACCATACATCACTATACTTAGCTTTCAATTCCATAACTTTATGTATCTCAGGCATTGCATCTATAACAATTCTCTTAGGTTTCCATTCACTAATTAACTGCGCCACTTGAGAAAACCCAGGTACTGCCACAGCTAACAATAACCTGTTTCTTATTTCTTCTCCCACTATAAGACGCTCACGTAGAATAACATGCAATTTAGTACCAACATCCACTCCCATAAAGCGTGTATTACGAGATTCAACTTTACTTACAGGATATTTATAATCTAATTTACAGGCATCTAAAGCTTCTCTAAGTATCTTAGCTCCTCTAGCAGAGTAGGGGCGTCCTAAATCAGAATTATAAAAAATCTGTATTTTTAAATCATTACCCAACGCTTGAACCCATTTTCGATATAAATCTCTCAAACTCGCAAACCTACCATAGACTTTGCTAATCTGATAGCCTTTCCATTCCTTATTAAGGTAACTATGCACCCACTCCCCTTCACTTAAATTATCAACAGGCTTTCCACAACTATGTATAAGACGTATTACTCCTCCGGCATCAGGGTCAGGATCAGCCTCTTTATCTCTTGGTATATACTTATTATGTCCTACTTGTCGCACCACATGCTTAAAAAAATCAGGCACAAACCACTCTCCACAATGAGGGCACTTAATTCTCCAATGCGCCTGAGAACTTGCCTGATACCGCTCATCTATCCCAAAACCTTCTACTGTAGGATTGCTTATCTCCCTCATATATTTATATGGACTAGCAGAAAGCCTATCAGGCAACATCAACAAATTAGCCATATTACAACGATCTTTCTCATCTACATAAGCACTATCTACAGGAATTTCAATGAACTCGCTTTCTACATTTGACCCCACAAACGCCAAAGTTCCTTTCCCAAAATGCATTAATGATGTTCTATGCACTTTAGTTTCTGCTTCCAATACCATACCTCTGTACGCATTTACATGCTTATGTAACTTGTAAATTCTATTGTTTACAAACCTATTACGTAATTCATACTTAGGCATAACATACATAACTGTTAAACCTTTACGTCCGGCTTCTACATGAGATTGAATAATAAATAGTTCAGATAAACCCATCTGTACAGACTTTTCCACGCACATACGAGGCGTTTTATCTATTACCTTGTATAATTCTAATAAATAATTTAAGCCTTTGAAACTCATGCGTTCGTTTCTGGTATTAACGTGGTAATATTTAGCCCAATATAAAGCAGGATAATCTCTTAAAGCTTCTCTTAATTTTGCTTCTTTAACTTCTTTTACAGTTTTGTATTTTCCATACAACCGACTAACTATAGCAATTTTAGATGTGGCATCAGAGTTACTCAATCTATATCTACCCCTATACTCTTAGCCACTATTTCCAATTCATCTATCTCATCTTTCAATTCATGCAATTTAGATGAATCAACTGTTTTACTTCCGATATAACGCACAATAGGTTCTGTCCGTTGCGGTGCACCCCCTATATTAACCTCTACTTTATTCTTTATCTCTGAATCATCTGTATTATCCGAACCTTTATTCAAAAAATTGTACACAAACTTAGCAGCACTTAACACCGCACCAATAGTATCACTAGTTATTTTCTTGTTTAAAACACCATTTAAAGCCTTGTAAGCACTTCTTTCCAAACTAACTGACATAGCAAAATTATAAACTCTACGCTGATAACGTATTAACCCAATGTACGCCTGTACCCCCGGATTCCTAAGCCATGCACTTATAGTAGACACTTTCACATTATACATTTTTGCCCATTGACTCATTCGCCGGTATTCTATAGCATAATGAAAAGCAAAATCACGTTGTCGTTCGGGTATAAACGGCAAGTCATCTACAGAATTAGGCACATCTTCAACAGATAAAAATTTACCACTTCCCACTGCCACAGGGGCACGCACAACAGGTGCTAGATTATCTAAATCTATTTCTTGAACACTGCAATTATCTAAATAATCACGTATTCTTTGCTTTAGAGTCATACTCCGCTACCTTTAGCAATTTAAGAAGTAATTCCACTTCCTCTGCGTTTAACATAACTATTTTTTTATAGTTGTTTATAGTAATATTTAATGTAGTAGGCACAAAAACACATCCAAAAGAGTCTATAACCATAGACTCACTAACAAATTCTTTTGAACCACCCATTACTGTAGGTGGAGTCGCAGTATTGATAATAAGGTCTCCTATTAAACTATACAAAAGTTTCTTAACTTCCTTTTTAGGTTTTTTTGAACCTGTAACTTTTTTAGTCTTTTTACTCATGGACAACCTTCAAATCAATTTCATCGATTTCTAAAGAACTATGCAAAGCATTTAATAGTATATCACAATTAGAAAAAAATTTTTTACGCTGATAATAACCCAATTCATAACCAAAATAAGGTAATAAACCTAAATAACTTCGTTCCATATCTGCGGAAATATCTACAGGTGCGTAGTATAAACCTTTAATCTCCGAAAAATCCATACCATATATACTGTTTATCAATGCACTTGCACAAAAAACAACTTCAAATTTTGAATACACTACATTACTAAATCTCTTATGATAAAACATTAACTCTATAGGATTACTCAACCCATATAAATGATGTCTAATTCTAAAAGAAAAAGTATTATGATTTACTAAATTCTTAAAAAATTTAATTCGCTCTGTACCCTTCCATAACAATTTATTATCGTTTACTTTACCGATATTCAATGGAATAGCTATATCACTTATAAAATCTAAACTAGACCATTTCTTGTATTCTTGCTCTACTCTAAATAAACTATTATTATTTTTTAGTATAACCCCAACTCGCTTTTCTTTAGCATACTTTTTAATAGTTTTTATCGAATGAATAAAATCAGAATCGAATAACATTACATCTATATCAGGCATTAAATTATTATTTATGGATTCACCTACCTGATAATATTCAATACCTTTAGGTTTACTTAAATAAAAATTTAAATACTCTTTATCAAATAACAAATTAGAATAGATTAAATGAACAGAACTAACATTAACCTTGTTTAATAGACTTTTGTTTAGCAGAAATGATATTTTCACTCTTTTTACCTCTTACTTTAGGTTTAATAGCTTTAACTTTTTCACTTTCCACAACAGGACTACGAAACACTAACTGACTAAATGCAAACATTTCAACCATTTCTGTCCTTCTAGTTACATTCCCTATAAAAAATATTCGGCCTTTAAAACCAGGTTTAAAATTAATTGGTAAAATATAAACACTACCATACATATCAGGAATAATTTCAATATCCGCATGTACTTTTTCCGGCAATGGCTTTATTACCTCTACATTAGTAACAAACTTATAAAATGAACCAAAACGTAGCCTATAACCTACGTCACCACCTGCAAATGGAACAGAACTAAAAGCTCTCCCTGTTGTGATCTGCCCTCTGTCTGCCCCAAAATAAAAATGTGCTACACCCGTCAATTCTTTAACTGTAGCAATGCGTAACAACACATTGTTATTTAAATACTCTATCCTAGAAAAGGCACCTCCACCATCCGCCTTTAAAAAACTATCAAATTTAGTAGCCTCTATTCTCATATAAACCTCCTATCATATTGTTATATTAATACTATTAAAAATATTTTGCAAGCGAGATTCACCCCCTTCTCCCCAATGCTTATAAACATCAATATCTACTCTCATCTGAATAGGTAATATATCTAATTTAGTCTCAAATGCTTCCTTTGTGCATTCCTTAACTTCCTCAACTTCATATACCCACGTATCCGTAATAGCACAATCATGTACACTATGAACTATTTTACTTCCTAATTTATGCTTTTTTAATAACTTATACAATTTAATAAGCCCTAAATAAGTATAATCGGCAGCACCACCCTGTATAGGAGAATTCATGCCTTGTCTCTGCGCTCTTTGGTAATCTAATTCACTGTCGGATAATCCTAACGGCAATAATCTACGCCTACCAAAGATTGATCTAACATACCCTTTGGTACGAACCAATCTCTTTTGCTTTTCCAAATATTCAGCAATCTTAGGTAATCCTTCAAAATACATTTCTATAAAGTCCTCTGCTTCCTCAATACTGCATTCTAATCTTTTAGCCAAACCAATAGGAGAAATTCCATAAATTATACCAAAATTAACAACTTTACCTGTCCTTCGCTCTTCTTTTGTAGGTATATAATCATCAGGTAGATTATGCATTTTTCTATATGTAGTGGCATGTATATCCAATCCCTTTTCAAAAGCTTCTATAAAAGTTTCTTCCCCGCTAACCGCAGCTAAATACGCTAATTCCGCAGATTTTAAATCAGCATCTACTAATACGTGACCTTCACTTGCCATATACAAACTACGAATCAACCCGTCTCTCGGGATATTATGAATACTCGGTTTAGAACAACTTGTACGCCCGCTTACAGCACCACTCAAATTATAATGCGTATGAACTCTATCATCACTCCAAACAAAATTAATAGCTTGGCTTATGTGTGTAGCTAACATGGTCCTAACATATGACCTATCAGATAAATAATGTAATACATCTATATCAGGATACATTACCTTTAAATGACTTAATGTCTCACTATCCACACTATATCCTGTTTTAGTCTTTTTATAAGGTTTTAACTTCATAACCTTAAACAGAACCTCTGATAACTGTTTTGTACTATTAATATTAAATTCGCTATCTGTAGCTTCATATATTTTAGCTTCTAACGTATTAATGGCTTTCACACTAGCTTTTTTCACTTCTTGTGCCCGTGCAACATCCACTTTAAATCCGGTATATTCAACATCTGACATTACCCGTCTAATAGGCATAACTATATTATGAAATAAAGGATATAACTTTTGTTTTTTTAATGCTTTTATTTGTTGTTTATAAAGAATAAAAGTTGTAATAGCATCCATAGCCCCATATTTAGCAAGTAATTTTCTATCTATTTTTGAATAATCCACTTTAATCTTATGCTCTTGTTTATATTTTTCCAACAAAACATCATAGCCCCCATAAAAAGTTTCAGTCCACGCCAAAGATTTAAGTTTTTTTTCGAAGTTCTCGTCTAATAAATGTGCTGCCAGCATAGTATCAAAGTGCCTGTCATTAAAAGGTATATTGTGAAAATTAAAAATTCTTAATTCATACGCTCCATTATGCATCACTTTAAGTTTATTAGAACTATTAACTAATTTTAAAAACTTCTTATATACCGTATCACTTTTTAAATTTTCCCAATCTACAAAAAATCCTTCTGTTTCGGAACAAGAAAAAGACGCTCCCAAAATCCACCGTTCATCGGAATTTCCTGTACCCCCTGTTTCTATATCAAAAGCGTACACTCCTGAATCCCACATCACTTTTAACATTCTATTAATTTCGACATCTTTTTTTAAATAATGTATTTTCAATTTTGGAATAACAGGAAGTTTACTATTAGCAAGAAAACCAGCTAATTCTAAATCTTTAATAATAACATCTGTAATATAATTCGAACCGCCTCTATAAGTACGCATAGCATAAGAAGGATGAAATGTAGGAACAAACCAACAATTAAACTCATTTAACCATATTTTATGCCCTCTCCACTTACTTATACCCCCAACTTTTGTACGTCCTTTATCCACAACCCCTTCTTCACCTCTGCTTTTGTAAAAGAAATGTAAAAGTGAAGCCAAAGGAACATTACCCATACCAACTATAACTTTAGGCTTTATTCTCCTTATCTCAGCCTCTAAATAAGGTCGGCATGTTTTTATATAATTTATCGTAGGTGTTTTATTTTTAAGCGGGTGGCATCTAACCGCATTTGTAAAACGTACAGTATCAATATCCAATCCAGCCGGAGGTAATAATTCTCGTTTTAAATATCTTCCGGCTTGCCCTACAAATGGTTTACCTTCTTCATCCTCCGTTACTCCGGGGGCTTCGCCTATAATCATTATATCAGCATAGTCAGAACCATCCCCCTGTAAACAAACATTCATTGCACTTTGATTCAACTTACATAAAGTACATTCAGGATTATACTCTACAATAATTCGTCTATTTTCTCTTTCAATACTCTTACCCATAAATTACCATACTCCGCTTTTCCAAGTTTTATCATTCCTATAACCAAACCTATACTCATTTCTAAAGTAGAATTAATCATAGAAAAACCAGATTCTATTTTAGTGTTTTTTATAGTACCCCCACTAACACAAAACATATCACTTCTTAAAATAGAACTTACTGCAACTCTTTTATCAGAATTACTTTTAGAGTAATAATCAAAAATATCATCTAGTGGTATTGCCTCATTCAATTTCATAATTGGTCGCTTAATGTAACCATACCTCTCTTATTAAACTCTTTTATTAACTTCTCTTTATTATATACACCCTTTTCAATAGAAATATATTTTTCCACGTCAACATCAACCAATTTATTTAAATGTATTAATTCATAATTCTGTTTTAAAATAGTATAATTCAAACTTGCCTTTTTAAACCATTTAACATTTAATCTTTTAAGCAAAAGCATAGCACCATCTACAGATGACGTTCGCATAGCTAAATATGCAGCAAATTTCCGTGGAAATCTAGGCACCCCTGATATTCCATCACTTTTATCACCTGTAAAAACTTTAAACATACCTATTCGAGTAACATCAAAATTAACTACCCCATATCTTCGTTCAAACATAACAGATAACATTTCCTTACTTGTTATACCATTCCTGTACCATACTTGCACAGAATCATTTAAATAAGCCCACCAATCCCAGTCATTACTAACAATAACACAATTTTTTCCTCTATTCTTATCCAACAAATAACCTACAGTATCGTCCGCTTCAAACCCTTCTATACGAACTTGTGTAGCACCAAACAAAGGCAATACTTTTTGAAAATCCCTCACACATTCATAAAAATCATTTTGTGTGTCATAGGTTCTATTAGATTTATAAAAAGGATACTTCTGTTTTCTCCATGAATTTTTACCTTCCCATATAAATACAATATTATGCGTATGTAATTCTTTCCATACCTTCATAATAAAGCGAGCTGTACCAAAAAAAGCTCCCATATTTTTACCGTCATATTGAATATTAGATATGCCATGATAATTACGAGCAAGCAAATTCATACCATCTACAAAAACAACATCTATTTGCCTATAATTTTTTAGAGAGTTGGTCATTATATATTTTCACCACCTTTTCAAAATCAAAAGAATTAATTATTAACCAGAAACCTCTTTTACTATGCTCTCTTAGAGCCACCACAGGGGTCTTGTGCTCTTTTTTAGCCTCTTTTACAGTGTTATGCAATAAATCCCCCAAAGTCTTTCCTACGTAACGCCTATCCCGCTTAGCTTCAATATATAACGTAGGATGCAACGTATCTGAAGTAGTATCGTGCCTGGAATTACTGCCGGATAATGGTGTCCTATTAGTATTAAAAAATTTAGCCACAGTTAATTCAAATGCTTTCCATGTTTTACTCATTTTCTACCCCATATAATAGATTCTCTTATATAATCAGGAATAAACTGTTTGTTACGCTTATAATAATACCCAAAATCAGAGTCCAATATATAAGTATCCACCTCATCATCAGCACTACGTATTGACCTTCCTATTGCTTGCACAAACATAAGTGTAGTTATATAGCCATACCAAACCGGATTTAATTCTAATCTACGTTTAACCCATTTATCCCCTAAACTCGGATAAGGAACCTTACAAAATATTTGTAACTTACTCAAATTGCCATATAAATCCAAACCCTCCCGCAATCCGCTTGCAACTATAATACTGTTAGGTCTGGACTTATGCACTTCCAACATTTCATACGGATCATTAAAATCCTTATTAAAAAGCAACCTAGAACTATGTAAATTACTTTTAATATAATTGGCAATTTTTTCACTATGCGTTTGAATAATACCTTTATCATTAGGATGCTTATCTAATATCCTTTTTATTGTATCCAACATCTTAGGTAAAGTCTTTTGGATATTACGCATACTCATAGAACCAGAATTCATAGGCCAAATAGGATGATTCTCCGTAGGAAATGTACTAGGCACTTTTAAGTAATAAACTTCTTCTGGATCAAGCCCTACCTCTCTACAAAACATATTAGAACTTAATATAGTAGCTGACATTAATAAAACTTTATCTCCATATCTAAATAAACCATCTTTTACAAAATCCGCAACATATAAAGGTTTAAATGTAACTTTTCCACCATACTTACCATTAGATTTATAATCAAAAACATATTCTGTACTATCTTTTCTTTCTAAATTAAGCAAATATCTATTTAGTTTAACTAAAGTTTTACGCAATTCAGCTTCTCTTCTAACGTTTTCGGTATCCAAACCGTCCATAGCATCTTTTAAAGAATCTATCATATTTAATTCAGCTATTGAATCATCTCTAATATTTTTAAGCAATTCAGTATAATCACGTATATCATCAAATTCAGGTATTTCATATTGCGGTGTACTCGATACAGTAAAAGATAAAAAATCAGCATATTTACTTGGTATATTATGACAATTATGAACTAGTCTATTACCTGCAATATATGTATGGTAGTCTTCCACTTCTAAATTATATACATAACCTGATCCACACAACTCTCCAAATCTTTCAGAACTTCCTTGTTTGTAAATCGCAATACTTTCCACCCCAACTCCTGCAATACTCTTTCTTTCTTTCGATCTTGCAACTGCTTTTTTAAAGAACCATGAGATGGACCGTCTATTTCTATAGCTATTTTCAAATTGAAATTGGCTATATCCGCTTTGTAATGATTCGGAGTTATGTATTTCATTTTCAGCTCTTTTCCTATTGTTATTATTCCTTCTATTTCCCAACCCAAAGCCGTCGCCATCATCTTTTGTGGTAATGTAGGTCCTCTTCCGTTCCCTCCCTGAATTATTGGTTTGTGCTTTATTCTGCACAAAGATATTTTCACCTTCTCTCGTATTAAAGGATCGAACATCGGGTTGTGTAATTTCATTCTTTCGGAGGATTGTTTTCTTACTCTTTTGGATACTATTCTCCCTTTTAAAGCATCCGATTTTGCTAAACAAGCACATTCTTTTGAACAATAAAATTTTCCAGTTTTGCGGTAGTACCCTATTTTTCCTATATTTGTACTTACACAACTTTTCCCACAATAACTGCAATTTATTTCCAAATAATGATAAGCTGATTTTGGATTTGGTTTTGGCCCTTTCTTCCCCATATAGTTCTCCTTTAATTACAGAATGCGTTATACTATACACAAAATCAGCATTAGGAATTAAATCTTTCGCATTGACCCAACCCCGTTTTGTTAAAAAAGGATGGTTAGGAGTAACAACCAAAGTTTTACCATCGCTATATGTTATCTCACATATCTCAAAAGTCTGCCTTACTGTAGTAGATTTTACTGTTTTCCAAGCGAAGGCTCCTGTTATATCATTAAATGCCAATACAGTATCCCCAACTCCAATATCTTGAATAGGCAGATTTCCTTTATCGGTTTGTACTAAAGTGTTTTTAGGAAAGCATTCATCTATTATTAATAAATGTCTAGGGACATATCCTTTTCCCATTAAATTGGTCCAATAAAAAGAATCAAAGTTATGTACTGTTATAGGCGAACTTTCAGCGTGTTCTCTTGCTATTGTATATGGGCAATCAATACATTTTTTTATACGTTTCCGTTTACATAAACCATCAGCGCAAGAAAACACACCACCACTACGCACGCACCTGTACGATCCTCTACCTTTCATAACAAAAGCATCTTTAAAATCACGTTTATATTGATCTTGTAATAATTTTTGAATAGTTAAAATATGCGCAGCCCCTGATTGTCTAGCAAAACTATACCCTATAACAGACTTACCGCTCCCTACAGGCGCATCTAAAATAACGTATCTATATCCATACTCGAAAGCTCTTTCGATTTTATCGATAATTTTCTTTTGATATTTTCTATATTCCTTAAAGGCAAAGTAGTCCGTAGCACTGCCTTCAGTTCCAAATATGTTTGTCGGCCTATCAATAACGGCATTATTTGCTCTCTCCACAAAACCCCCTTACGTTCAAACATTCTATGATGATATGAACACACGTATATCCCATTTTCAATTACTAACCTTAATTCTTTATGTCCACGTCTAAAAACATGATGTGCGCTCAATCCAAATGTCCTTTTACAATTAGGAAAAGCACACACACCATGATACTTTTCCTTTACTTTCAACGACCACTCCGTATCATTCTTAGCGTATATCAAATAACTTCCACCTGAGTCGTATCGTTCACATTAGTCAATTTAATAGTCTTTGAAAAAATATCCCACATAACAGTATGAGATACCATAATAACCTGTGGAAATAACTTACGTAATGTTTTATTAAGCATCTTTATAAGCGAATCCCTTTTAGTAGGAGAAAGATTACCCAAAACTTCATCCAATATAACTGTCTCAATGTGTATGTTTCTAATCTCTGAAATTATCTGCGCTATCGCTACTCTTACTGATATAAAAAACATAGCCTTTTCCCCTAAAGAAAGCATTTTAAAATTACGGTTTCCTTTTCTATCATGTAAAATAAAATCTACTCCGGGGCGTCCCCTATCCTCTACTTCTTTCACCACTATTGAACCATTATCAAATTCTTGGTATATGGCAGAAGCTTTATCCTGAATAGACTGATATAATTCTCTAATAAGGTTTAAAGGGATGCCATATCTATTCCATGCTTGTTCAAGCAAATTATAAGCTTTATCCTCATTTTTCAAAACAACCAATTCTTTTTTATAGTTCTTTATTTTAAGTTTCATAGCGTCATTCTTACTAAGTGTATCTTTAATATTGTGAATTTTC